GAACCAATGCTGATGGCTACGCGGTGGGTGTACCCATACTGGACGATACTGGAGCAGAAAGCTCAATCGCCATCAATCCAGAAACTGGACAGCAGTATGATCGCACAGGATTGCAGGGTGCAGCACCACCCAAAGCGACCGCAGCCAAAAGCCTTACATCTGGAGCTCGGGGCGGCCTGATGAGTGTCATGAACGAGATCGCAGCCAAAAATGCCAAAGACCAAAAGTTCAAATTTGCGGACACCTACAAGTTGGTGTTCGCGCAAGGCGCAGAAGCCATCAGAGATTCAAGAATAACCAAGGCTGGCAGCGCCAACAAGAGCAGGGTCAATATGGGCACTTCAACGTCACAAAATACGCAGAATGCCAGCCCAGACAAGCAGAAGATGGATCCTACCACTCGCATCTACAGCATCACGGCAGGAACCCAACTCTACCAACAGATCGAATTGATCATACGCCAGAGCGAATATATCGCCAATCAAGCCAGCGTCAAGATAGATGAGACCACCCAGGAGGTGGTACCTAACCCTGGTGCCAACAAGGACGGGGTCAATTGGTTTTACATCGAGACCTACGCCATACCCAAAGAGTATGACGAAGCTCGAAACGACTATGCCTATGAAATGATCTTTGTGATCAAACCCTATCGCATAGCAGATATATTTTCACCTTATTTCAAGATTCCCGCATTTCCGGGCGTTCATAAAAGTTACCCCTACTGGTTTACTGGACAGAATACCGCGGTATTGCAGTACGAAGCCGAATTTGATCAAAACTATTTCCATCAACTGACCGGCACCACTACCAACGACTTGCAAAAGCAACAGCAGACTGCGATTAGGGCCATGCGAGACATAGTCAAGACACAGAGCACTGCCCGCAGCGGAGAAACAGCCCAGGGCGCCGAGGGCAAGGCCAATGAAGTGGTGGCCAGCGCGGCGGATTATTTGTACGGCGCTACCAATGCTGGTGAATGTGTCATGAAGATAATAGGTGACCCGGCTTGGATGCCCCAGGGTGAATATACCGGAGTGCTCAGTTTCAAAAGCAGTGTGCGTACACCGTTCCTGCCTGACGGCACCATAAATTTCGTAGAAGGCCAGGTCATGTTTGAGATCGTGTGGCAGCGCCCCGGCACCTACGATTTGGCCACCGGACTCCAGGATCCCTATGCCAGCCAAGAACGACAGACCGGCACGAGAGAAGCCATACAGAGCGTGGTCTACAATGCCAAACAAGTGACCAGCACGTTTCGTGGGGGTAAATTCGAGCAACAGTTGGAAGGTTTCTATTATCAGTATCCCAAACCTGACGGAACCAACGCCATCACCAAACCAGCCAAGACCGATGACAACGCGGCTACACCAACTGCCAGCGTGCCTGACGGCACCGCACCGGCCACAGCAGCAGATCAAAGGACTACCAGCACCGGCGACGTCCAATTGCCCAGTACAGATGGACCAGTGGCCGAACCTCAAGTGGACGATCAACCGCCCAGCAGTAACAGCGTACAGCCTGAACCAGAGGATCCCAGTCCCCAGCCTGCTTTGCCAGCGGGTCTGCCTACCAGCAATGGCTTGCCCGTGGGACTGGCTGAATCGGTCACCGCGGGCACCAACACTGTGGTGGGCGCCTTGAGCCAGGGTGTGCCCACGGGCACGCTCACTCTCAATGGAGTGAACATATTGCCCAGCGACCCGCGTTACAACGACGTGGCACAACAGTTGGTGAATTCAGCGCAAGGCGCTCAAAATCAGGTAAATCAACTGTTGAGACAGGCACAGACCATGGCAAGAGAATACTGATATGGCAGAAAATCTAGAGCGCGACCAGGGTCGCCCCAAGAACTATAAACTGGACCGCGGCGGAGTGCCCGCAGAATTTGGTCCTTTCATGGGCAAGGTCATGAACAACATAGACCCCACCCGCAGCGGCCGGTTGCAGGTGTACATCGAAGCGTTTGGTGATGGTGCCGAAGATTCCGATGACAACAAGTGGACCACGGTCAGTTATCTGCCGCCTTTCTACGGAGTCACGCCCACGGTGGGAACCAGTGATGCCACGGTGGGCGGCTATCCCGGCAATCAGAACAGTTATGGCATGTGGTTCACACCCCCGGATCTGGGCATGTACGTGATCTGCGTGTTCGTGGACGGTGATCGCAACAAGGGCTACTATATCGGTGGAGTACCTGAAAACGGACTCAATCACATGATCCCAGCCGTGGGCGCAGAATCCAATTATATCGCAACCAACGCCAATCAAGAAGCCTATTTTGACAACGCCGAGCTGATGCCGGTCACTGAGATCAACACCAATAACAACACTCTAGACAATGCGGGCAGATTCTTTGATCAAGACAAGCCCATCCAGAGCGTGATAGCCGCTGCACTATTCCAGCAGGGCCTGGCCAAAGACACCGAACGCGGGCCCATACGCAGTAGCAGCCAGCGAGAAAGCCCGTCGGCCTGCTTTGGTATTTCTACCCCGGGTACCGCGGTCTATCAGGGCGGATTGCAGCCCAAAGATGCTCTGAGCAAACTCAATTCCGGCGAAGTCAAACCCCAGGATCTCCAGGTGATCGCACGCATGGGCGGGCACACCTTGGTCATGGATGACGGCGACATCGAAGGCGACAATCAGCTGTTCCGCTTGCGCACGGCCAAGGGCCATCAGATCATGATGAACGACACGGACAATTTTGTCTACATCGTACATGCCAATGGCCAGACCTGGATCGAACTGGGTGTGGAAGGCACTGTGGACATATTCAGTACCAACTCAGTGAACGTGCGCACCCAGGGTGACATCAACCTGCATGCGGATCGCGACATCAACATGTGGGCCGGCCGGGACATCAAGATGCACGCCCGCCAGGATATCGTGCAGGAAGCGGATCGTAACTTTGCTCTCACCGCGCAAAATGATCTCAAAGTCTACAGCAAGGGTACCCTGTATGTGAAAGCAGATGGTACGCTAGGCATACAGAGTTCTAACACAACCTGGCAGTCAGGGTCGCAGTTTACTCTCACGGCCAGTGGCATAGACCTCAACGGACCCGCGGCACCCGCGGTCACAGCACCCACGCCCCTGGTCAAGAACAAACTGGATGCCACCAAGTTCAACAGCAGCCGAGGTTGGGTGGAAGATCCGGGCAGCCTAGAATCCATATGTAACCGGGCACCCACCCATGAACCCTGGCCCTATCACAACCTAGGCGTGGATGTCAAGATCGAGCTGGAACCTGGACAACCCGCCACACCCCCGGCCACACCGCCCATACCTGCGGGCGTGAAAGTGAAGGCCCTATGAGCACGTTTTCTTTTGTCAATCCTCTCACTGGCAAGCGGTTTGAGATCGAAGGACCACCCACGCTGACTGAAGCACAGGCTCGACGTATCTTTGAAGATCAGCTCAATGCCGGCGCTCTCGTGGGACTCAAACCCGGTGATGTGCTGGACAACGCACGCCAGGCCTTGGATGGCGTGGCCGGCGCAGCAGGACAGCTGGCGCAGCAGGTGCAGAACATAGCAGGCAGCGCATCTGGCGCCTTGACTGGTGCGCTGGCCTCAGTGACCGGTGGTGTGCAAGGTGCCCTACAGGGTGCAGCAGGACAGATACAAGGCGCAGTTACCAACCTGGGGCAACAGGCCACACAGTTTGCCAGCGCCTTACCGTCGGCCATCAATTCTGCTACCAGTGTGGCCAGCAAGGCCTTGACTGGTATATCATCGTCGGTGACCAATCTTGTACCTACCAATCCCATAAACATGGCCAACCTGGCCAAACAGGCCACTTCACTACTGCCTATACAGGGTCTTAGCGAAGTAGATGTGCGTGCAGCCATGAGCCAGGCCACCAACCTGGTGGGACAGGCCGCTACCACTCTCAGCAACATAGGTGCCGGCAAGTTTGGATTTGATGCCACCCAGCTGGAGCAGGTGGGCATCTGCAAGCCCGGCACAGCCAGTCTAGTGACCAACGCCGCCAACAGCCTGACTTCGGTCTTGAGCAGTCCCGCGGTGTTCACTGGCAAATTGGGTATCAATGGCATCAATGACCTATTGAGTTCAGTGCCCAAACAGGATTTGCTACAGCAGACTCTGATGAATTCGGGACTCAATGCGGTAGCTGAGCTGGGCATACCTGTCAGCAAACTTGATCCGGGTGCCTTGGCCGGAACAGCACTAAACGCAGCCAAGAGTGTCACGGACACCTTTAACTGGGCCATCGGTGGCATTTTGCCGCCCAAGATCAAGAGCCAGCTGGACCAAGTGGCCCGGGCCGCCGACTTTGCCACCAACTTCGCAAATCAAGCCACCAACGAAGCAGTGACCCAGACCGCCGAGCCCGGTGCCTCAGAGGAAACCGCCAACAGAGACACAGTGGATGCTGCTGTCACGCGAGTAACCGGCAGTGCCAAGATACCAGAGGTCAACTATGGATCGAATCCCCTGATGGCCCAGGTCGATCGTGCGATGAAGATAGGTGAAGATATCAGAAAATTGGTCACAGAATGGAACAAGTTTGGGCCGTCGATTACAACATTTGTCAAATCCGGCGCCGCAGAGAACCGTGACGCAGAAAACCCTGATGTACAGCGTCTGATGAATGATTATAAGACACTGGAACAGCTGGACGCAGATACCCGAGCTTTTCAGAGCAGAACTCTGTCGCTGAAAAGGCAAGCCGAGTCCTATGAGGACAAGTACAATGCTCCGGCACCCGGGCAGTACACAGAACTGCCCAAACTGGTAAAGTTCCTGGAAACTATCCTGCCTAAATTTGAAATCGCGCTGGCCAAGTACAAGACTCGAATCGAGGGCCTTGGTGCCTAGGGGTAAATACGGTCATGTCTACCTACATTGGTTTCAACACTCAGGGACAAAATAAGAAATTTACCCTCACGGATTTTGAATTGATCAAACGTGATCTAGCCAACGCATTCAACATCAGACAGGGTGAAGTGCCCGGACGCCCCACAGTGGGAACCCGAATCTGGGGCATGCTGTTTGAAAACCAAGTGTCCGATACCCAGCAGCTGATCCAAGAAGAAATAGTGAGGGTAGCGGGCCAAGACCCGCGCCTGACTGTGACCCAAGTCAACGTATATCCCCAGGACAATGGCATCCTAGTTGAAGTGCAGTTAGAGACCCGACAGAACGCTTCTGCCCAACAGTTATTGTTGTTTTTTGATCAATCCCAACAGCAGGCCTCCTTGGTATAAAAGCCCTGGTTTTTTCAAAAAATAAATACAAGATCAGGACGAAAGGCAAAGGGCCAGGATGGCACAGACCACTAGACAAACCGCGGTTTTTGGCGTAGAAGATTGGAAACAGATCTATCAGACCTACCGCGAGGCTGATTTCCAAAGCTATGATTTTGAAACGCTGCGCAAGAGTTTCATTGACTATCTGCGCCTGTACTATCCCGAAACTTTCAATGACTACACAGAGTCGTCGGAATTTATCGCGCTGCTGGATATCATAGCGTTCATGGGCCAAAGCCTGGCCTTTCGCAATGATCTCAACACCCGAGAAAACTACATCGGCACAGCTGAGCGACGCAACAGCGTGGTACAGCTGGCCAACTTGGTCAGCTACACTGCCAAACGCAACGCCGCGGCCCAGGGTCTGCTCAAAGCATTCAACATCTCTACCACGGAAAATGTAATAGATTATCAGGGCGTGAATCTGTCAGGGGTCACGATCAACTGGAACGACCCCACCAATCCCGACTGGCAAGAGCAATGGAACGCCATCGTCAACGCCAGTCTGGTCAACAGCCAGAAGATTGGTCGTCCAGGCAATCGTCAGACCATACTGGGCGTGCGTACTGATGAGTATTCCATAAACTTCGTGCCGGGCTTCCTGCCCGTGATTCCCTACTCCGCCACAGTCGATGGTATCAACATGCCTTTTGAAGCCATGAGCAGCAGTATCGCGGGTCAGGAATATATCTACGAACCTTCACCGCGGCCCACGGGCATTTTCAACCTAATGTACCGCAATGATCAGCTGGGCTATGCCAGCGCGGACAACGGATTCTTTTTCCTGTTCAAGCAGGGCGTGCTACAGAATCAAGATTTCAATTTGGCCGAGCGCATAGCCAACAACACCACTGACATCAACATCGAAGGTGTCAACAACGAAGATCGCTGGTTGTTCCAGTTGGACAATGTGGGCACGGTCAGCCGAGAATGGCAGTATGTGGAAAATATCTACAGCGCCGCGGCCGAACAGAATCAACAGCTACGTCCCATCTACACCGTGACCAGTCGTACCAATGACCAGATCACTCTGGTGTTTGGCGATGGCGTATTCAGCGAAATACCCGTGGGCCAGTTCCGTTGCTACGTGCGGGCCAGCAACGGACTTCAGTATATCATCAACCCCGAAGAAATGCAAAATGTGGTCCTCAACATCAACTACATCAGCCGCAATGGCAATGTGGAGACCATGACCTTTACCTGCGGTATTACCAAGCCCGTGGCCAACAGCCAGACCAGGGAAAGCATCGCAGAGATCAAACAGCGAGCCCCGGCCCGTTACTATACCCAGAACAGGATGGTCAACGGCGAAGATTACAACCTGTTCCCGTTCACGGCCTACAACAGCATACTCAAGAGCAAGGCGGTCAACCGGGCCAGCATTGGTACCAGCCGTTATCTTGATCTAGTGGACAACACTGGCAAGTATAGCAGTACCAACACCTTTGGTAGCGATGGAGGCATGTGGGAACAGAATATTCTGCCCACCATACTGTTCAGCTGGACCAACAGGAACGAAATAGCAGATGTGATCGCCAATCAGGTGCAGCCTCAGCTGATCCAGCCCACCATGCGGCAATTCTACTATGCCAACTTTCCGCGTGAAAACATGAGCACGCTGGATCTGGTCTGTAGTGACACTACCAGCACGGGCAACACTATCACCGTGGCAGCAGCCTATCAAGAGCAGTTTTTCCTCTATGCTCAAGTTGGTCTCAAGATATTCTTTACCGGTGGAGTGGCCAGCACTGGTTTGATCCAGGATCTTCCTTATTTTATCACAAGCACAGATCCGGTCAACGGCACTTTTACCGTGAGTGTGGCACCTTCGGGCGCACCGCAGACCTTGACCTCACAGGTGGGGTTGACCATGACAGCCAATCTGCAGGTCAGTACCTACGGTAGCACGTGGCACCAAAGTACCACGCTGGGCGCCGAGACCACGGGTTATTTTGAAAACAGTGCAGGTGATCCCATCTCGGTTGGGCTGGATACCGATACCACTTTTAGATACGCCGTGGTAGGCAGCCTGATCAAGTTCGTGGCCCCTACTGGTTACTATTTTGACGCCAACAACAAACTCAAGTTGGGCTTGCCCAATCGACCTGAAGATCACACTGAGATCTGGGCCAGCCCCATGGAGATAGTGGGCAATGGCAGCAACGGCGGTGTGGGCAATCTGGCCAATGGACAGGGGCCCATTACCATCAATAATTTTGTGCCCACCGGGGCCATAGTAGACAGCATCATACCCATATTTGTGGGGGATCTGCCACTGGCCATTGAGCAGGCCATGAGCGAGCAGATCATACTGAGCCGAGACTTTGGTCTGGGCTATGCCAACACTGACATAACCACGCCCCAAGGCGGTACCATACCTGCTGGATCCTGGTATCTGATCACATCAGCCAACCTAGACGCTGACGCAGCATGGAGCCAGGATTATGCGGGTGATTCTTCGGGTACCAACCAGGATGCTTCATGGTTGATACAGTTCGTGTATGCCAATGGTCAGTATACCATAACTTTTCGGGGTCTGGCCTACTACTTTGGTTCGGTGTTGCAGACCAGGTTCTTTTTCTATGGGGCGCAAAAAATCTATGACAGTCGTACGGGCACTACCATACGAGATTTCGTCAACGTTCTAGCGGTCAATACTCGCCCCGACAGCAACCAACCACTGCCCGGTGATATTCCCGTGACCATAATCGACCAACCAGTGGAAAGCGACGGTTATGTAGACGACTTTCAGGTGCTGATCAGCTATCGAGACAGCGACAGCGACGGGGTTCCTGACAACCCTGACTTCTTCCAAGAGATCGTGGCACCCCAAGTGGATCCCAACAACAAGTTGATATTCTTGGAAAGCACAGTTGATGTCAACAATCTCCAACGTTATCTATTGGCAGAACCTGGCAGGGTGACCACAGATTACGCCACTTTAGACGAAATAGAGTTGGCCAAGACTGAATGGATACCCGGACAGGTATTCTACGCCACGACGGAACAGGCATTTTATGAGTTGATCCGGACTGCCACTGGAGAACTCCAGGTCAACGCTACCTCCAACTGGGTGGCAAGGGTGGGACGCCAGGCCCTGTATTACCAATACAGGCATAACGCGCCGCTCACTGCCAGGATCGATCCTGGTACCAGTAATATCATAGACATCTATGTGGTGACCAAAGAATACTACAACGCCTATCAAAACTGGTTGCGCGATATCACGGGCACAGTGGTAGAACCAGCACAGCCCACTATCAGCGAGTTGACCACGGCCTACCAACGCCTAGAAGACTACAAGATGTTGAGCGACAACATCGTGTTCAACCCCGTGACATTCAAACCCCTGTTTGGGGCCAAAGCACAGCCCACGCTGCGAGGCACCATCAAGGTCACCCCAGCCCAGGGCACCACGGCCAGTGCCGCTGAGATCAAAAGCTCGGTATTGGCCCAGATGAACGAATATTTCAGCATAGACAAATGGAACTTTGGCGACACTTTTTACTTCTCAGAACTGGCAGCGTACCTGCACAGGACTCTTGGCACGATCATAAGCAGCGTGGTGCTGGTACCGCTAGATCCTCAGAAGGCCTTTGGTGATCTTTACGAGATACGCAGCCAACCCAATGAAATATTTGCCAACGGGGCAAACATAGACAACATAGAGATAATCGATGCGCTTACCAGCACAAACCTTCGCACAGCACCCGGTAGTGGAGTGATCTAATGGCACGCACCAGAACCGTAGACCTACTGCCGCAGATTTTCCAGACTGACGCCAACCGTCAGTTCTTGGCCGCTACACTGGATACCTTGACCCAGGAACCCAAGTTCAAAAAAACTCAAGGCTTTATCGGGCGCACAGTGGGGCCAGGTGTCAATCCTCTCGATCGCTATGTGGTAGAGCTGGACAAGACACGTCAGGACTATCAGCTGGAACCAGCCATAGTCAGCTTGGACCCGTCGGATACTACCAAGGTGCAAGATGTGATGACCTATCCAGGAATCCTGGATGCGGTGATGGTGCAAGGTGGCGACAGCAGCAGACCTGATCGCTTGTTTACCAGTGACTACTACACCTGGGACAGCTTCTGCGACTACGATGCCTTTGTCAACTACAGCCAATACTACTGGGTACCAGCTGGTCCTGCTCCCGTGGATGTGACCAATGGCGGCATACCCATAACTGACACCTATGAAGTTACCAGAGCCAATGGTGTATACACTTTTAGCGGATTACCGGGCGAAAACCCCACTATCAATCTGCTGAGGAACGGCAGCTATTCCTTCACGGTCACGCAAAATGCCAAAGAAACGGTCAATTATCGCGTGCGAAACGATGGTGCAGCATCCTATGTGATAGATAATTTTGCCAACCCCACGCTAACTTTGGCCCGGGGCAATACCTATGTGTTCGAACTCAACATACGCGGCGACTATCCATTCTGGATCAAGACAGCACAGACACTGGGGGCCAACGATGCCTACAACGCGGGAGTCAGTCGCAATGGCAGCGTGACCGGGCAAATCACCTTCGTGGTGCCTCAAGACGCACCCGACACGTTGTACTACACCGCTCAGAACAATACCAACATGCGTGGTGTGCTGACCATCGTAGACGGCACGCCCGGTACTGGACCAGGCTTTTGGATCCAGACCACACCTGGGGTAGCGGGTGTAGTACCCACTTCACCCAATATTAGCAATCGTCAGGTCCTGGGGGTGAGCAACAACGGTGAAGATCTAGGCACAGTGACATTCAACGTGCCCAGCAAGACCGCTCAGCAGTATTTTTATGATCTTCCGGTGTTCGCAAACAATGTGGATCTCATCACCACACTGACCTATGATCAGATACAGGGTCAAGAGGTACTGAGCTTCAACGCTCAGTACGGCGGCATTGACGGTGTGCTCAGCCTGGATGGCCTGCAGCTGATCTTTATCGCGGCCAATCCTGGAATCACGCCCATACAAGACAGTCGCCAGCTGTGGCGTATCAGTCTTGTGCAAGTGGGTCTGCAGGAGTTTATCAATCTGGCCAAGGTAGCAGACATACCAGCCGAGCAGAAATTTTCTATTCGGTATGGCACAACCTATAGCAACACCACTTGGTACAAGACCCCTGCAGGCAAGCTGACACAGGTACCCTTGCTGACAGCCACGTCGGACACGCTGTACTACCAAGACGGTACTGACCCCAACATTTTTGGCACTATCAAGTTGGTGGACCTCGAAGATCAGGCAACCATTTTTATCAACGAGATCGTGGGCCAACCCAACTACACCAGTCCCAACGGAGTGGTTTTCACCAACGGTCTCAAGGTGGTGTTCAAAGGCGACGTGCTGCCCGCCAGTTATGCCAGCGGCCAATTCACGTTTGATTGTACCCAGACTGCCAGTCTGGACAACAGTGTGACCACTTATACCACGGAAGATCTATACGTGGGCCAAGAGATCCGCACAGGTGACCAAACCATAGGAGGGTTGGCAACCAATTCTACCTACTATGTGCGCAACATCATCAACATCCAGAAATTCACACTGGCCCAGACCCTAGGTGGGTCTGAAGTGTCTCTGCCCAACGTGAGCGGCAACATGACCTTGACGGCCGTGAACTACAGTGAATACTATGTGGCCGGGGTAGGCACCGCTATACAGCTTTTGCCTGTGACAGATTTCGTAGTACCTGAGCTCTACGTCGAGGATGCCGATGACAGCACGGTGGCCACTGAACCAGCTGACCCCGACTATATCACTATAGATCGCTCGGCCTTGGATCGCAATGCCTGGAGTCGCAGCAATAGATGGTTTCATATCGATGTGCTTGAAGCCACCGCCAGGTACAACAATACCTTGGACAATCCCATCGATCCAGCGGCCAAGGCCCTAAGACCCATCATACAGTTCCGCCCGGGTCTACGACTTTTTGACATGGGCACCCAGGGGTTGAATCCTGTGGACCTAATAGATTTTGTGGAAACTGACGCCTTCAGCAACATCGAAGGCATGACCAGTTACTCACAATACGGTTACAGCCTAGAGAATGGCAGCAGGGTGATATTCGCCAACGACCAAGACCCGTCGGTACGCAACAAGATCTGGCAGGTAGAATTCATTACACCAGACACCATACCGCCCCTGATCAGCCAACCTGTGATACATCTGACCTTGGCCAGTGACGGCGATGTCAAAGTAGATCAAAGTACCGTGATACTGAATCATGGCACCGCGTCCAGTCCAGTGCCCTATGGTCAGTCGGTTACCACCAATGCAGTCACGGTGGTCAACGGCGTGGCTGGCTACACCTATTACTTTGACGGCACGGTATGGGTCAAGGCCCAGCTCAAACAGTCGGTACAGCAGCCACCATTGTTCAACGTTTATGATAGCAGGGGTATAAGTTTTGGTGACCGAGCCTACTATCCGTCTAGTGACTTTGTGGGTACCAAACTGTTCAGCTATCAGATCAACCCCGACGGCGTGGCCGACAAGGTACTGGGACTACCACTCAGCTATCGCAGCATCGCCAACGTGGGCGATATAATCTTTGACAACAATCTCTATGTGGACAGTTTCATCTACACCGTGAACAATGTCAGCACCACGCTGCCAATCAGCTCGGGCACGGTCAGGGAGTATGCCAGTCGCACCCAGTATCTCCGTAGACTAGGTTGGTTGCCCGCGGTTACTACCAGCCAGCAGTATCAGCAGTTTCGTTTTACCTATCAAGCTAAAGATCTCGTGATAGACATCGAGGCCAACAGCGTGGGAGTGATACCCAGCGTCAAGGTCTACGTGGACAATGTGTTCTTGCTGCCCGATACCTACAGCTACACAGTCAGCAATGGACGAACCACGATCACACTGCCCCAAACCACTCCCCTTGACAGCGTGGTAGAGGTGTTGGTGCTGAGTGATCAGACCAGTCCCACGGGATTTTACCAGATTCCCATAAATCTGCAGAACAATCCTCTCAACGCAGACAGCCCTGATCTTAGCCTGGGCACCATCCGGCAGCACTATCAGACCATGTGCGAAAACAATCTGGCTTTCCGAGGCCAGATCAGCGGCAGCAACAACACACGAGATCTAGGCGCGATTGGACGTTATGGCCTCATATTGTTGCAACAGAGTGCGCCTCTCACGTTGGCTGGGTACTTCCTGCGCAGCAATCAATACAACATATTTGACAGCTTGATATACAATGCCAGGGAGTATACCAAGTTCAAAGACCTCATGCTGGATGCAGTGGCTCAGATTCCCCTGAACTTCGCTACTCCCGCCCAACTGTTGGATCAGGCCATGCAAATGATCACAGAAGGGCGTACAGAGATCAATCCTTTCTATTGGTCGGACATGATTCCTGCAGGTGCGGTCTATACTGAAACAGTGTATCCCATATCGTTCACGACCACCAATACCTTTGATACCCTGCAGACCTATAACTACACCACGGCCAATTTCCTAGGTCTCAATGTTTACCTCAATGACAGTATCTTGGTACGCGGTCGAGACTATGAAGTGGCCATAGATGGTCCACGTATAACTCTGCTGATCTCGCTGACCGTGGGCGACACATTGACTCTACGCGAGTACTCATCTACTGCGGGCAGTTTCGTGCCCAACACGCCCAGCAAGATGGGTCTATATCCGGCCTATGAGCCAGAGATCACCATAGAGAAGACCAGCCAGGGCATCGGCAGTGTGCCATGGAGCAGCCAGGAAAGTTTCCCCCAAGGTCAAGTTGTGACTGATCTAGGTCAGTGGTATCGTGCGGTCCAGAACGTACCCCCGGGTGTGGCCCTAACCAATCAGTTGTATTGGCAGCAGTTCATACCCAGCCAGTTCGGCACCCAGACCGTGATCATAGGCCATGACGGTAGCGTGACCAAAACTTTTGGCGATATTAGGGACCAGGTGCTGCTAGAGTTTGAACGCAGGATCTACAACAACATCAAGATGGATGGTAATCCGGTGCCCCTCACGCAGTATGATTCGATGCCGGGGCAATTCCGCAGCACTGGATTCTCGTGGGCCGAGATCCAGGGTATTTTTGACGCGGACTTTCTCAGCTACGTGGCATGGAATCGACTCAACTATGAAACACAGGACTATAAATCGGACAATGCGTTCACTTACAATTACAGCAACGCTACCAACAAGCTGAACAATCAAAACCTGCTGGGCGCCTGGCGCGGCATCTACCGCTACTTTTACGATACCCAACAGCCTCAATATACCCCCTGGGAAATGTTGGGTTTCAGTGTCAAACCCAGCTGGTGGGATCTAACCTATGGTGAGGCACCATATACTAGCGGTAACATGGTGCTGTGGGACGATCTGGCCCAGGGTCTGGTCAGGGATCCTGCGGGCAGCTATGTGCTGACTCAGTTCGCCAGACCCGACCTAGCTGCGGTCATACCCACGGCGTCAGAAGGCCAACTGCTGCCGCCCTTGGACAGCGTGGTGAGGAATTACCAAAGTCAAACATTTGAACGTGATTGGAAACTGGGTGACGGTGGCCCCGTGGAAGCATCTTGGTGGAACAGCAGCATGTACCCCTTTGCGGTCATGCGCATGCTGGCCATTACCCGCCCTGCACAATTTTTCGCCCTGTTCGCGGACCGAGATCTTTATCGTTTCAGCTCTGAGTATGACCAATATCTTTACAACGATAGATATCGCCTGGATGCCAACGGAGTGCAAGTATACGGCAACGGTGTCAGCAAAGCCAGCTTTATCAATTGGATCGTAGATTACAACAAGATACTGGGTATCGACACCACGACCCGACTGCAGGACGATCTCAAAAATCTCACGGTGCGATTGAACTATCGCATGGCCAGTTTCAGCGACAAGTCCTATATCCAACTGTTGACTGAAAAGAGCTCACCTGGTAGTACCAATCAAAGTTTTCTCATACCCGACACTGGGTATGATCTAGTGCTTTACAAGAACACGCCCTTTGAAGTAGATGATTACAGTGCGGTATTGATCCAAAAGGTTTCAGGTGGTTGGAGCGTGACCGGTTACAGCAGCCTCAGACCCTATTTCACCATCCAGATCAGCCAGTATGTGGGCCAACTACGCACCATCAGCGTGGCCGGGGCTTCGGTGCAGGTACCCAGGATCTGGACCAGAAACACCACCCAGGTGCCCTATGGTTTTGTCTTTAGCGATCGTGCCCAGGTGGCGGATTTCCTGCTCAGCTACGGCAAGCATTTGGAGAGCCAAGGATTTACCTTTGCCAATCAGGACAACGGCTACGTCATGGATTGGAACCAGATGGCGGTGGAGTTTCTTTACTGGACTCAGCAGGGTTGGGACGAAAATGCCATTATCAATCTCAATCCTCTAGCCCAGAAACTGTCATTGACCAAGGAACTGGCAGTGGCAGACAACATCCGGGCTCAAACCGCAGAGAACATACTACTAGATCAGAACAAGAGCGAGTTGCCCATACGCAATCTCAATGTGCTGCGATCGGCCAACACCATCCAGATCACTCCCGCATCGCCACAGATATTGAACTATATCTCCTTGCGTTATGTCAGCTATGAACACATGATCCTGCTGCAGAACGTGAGCGAATTTGGGGATCTGATCTATGATCCCATCACCGGCGCTCGCCAGAGCCGCTTGCAGCTCAAGTGCGTGAATACCACTGAGTGGAATGGCACCATAGATGCCCAGGGATTTATTCTCAACCAAAACAATGTAGAAACATGGACTGGTCTGCGCAGCTACAGCAAAGGCGAGATAGTCAAACACAAAGGCGCTTATTGGAGTGCCAATCGCATCGTGCAACCCAGCACTGTGTTCAACTACAACGATTGGTATCAAAGCGACTACGAACAGATCGAAAAGGGTCTGCTCCCCAATCTGGCCAACAAGAGCGATCAGCTGGTCACTGCCTACGATATCAACGATGCCAATATAGAAAGCCAGGAAGATCTGTTCAGTTTTGGTCTCATAGGATTCAAACCCCGCCAGTATTTGGCTGACCTCAATCTAGATGACATCAGCCAAGTCAACGTGTATCGCCAGTTTCTGGGCAGCAAAGGCACCAAGGTCGCTACCAAACTGCTACGTGGGGTAGATCTCGGCAAAGAAGCGGCACAATACGAAATCTATGAAAACTGGGCAGTGCAGAGAGCCATCTACGGCGCCAACGCCAATCGCAGCTTTATAGAAATACGTTTGGATGCGGCCAAGCTGACAGCCAATCCCAGCATCGTGCAGATAGTAGAGCCCGATCAGCCCAGCGTGGCGGATCAGACAGTGTTGTTCAACAGTCTGTGGCGTCAGAGCTTTAGAGTAAGTCAACCGGATGTGTTGCCCCAGACCTACGACATCCCTCCGGACATAAGCCTGCCCACTGCGGGCTATGTGGACCTAGATGATGCGGATATCACCCTGTTCGATATCACTGACAGCAGCTCGCTGTCAGCGGTACAGGATCGGATTGAAGTTGGTACCACTATATGGGCAGCCAAGGTCAACGACTATGATTGGAATATCTATCGTGCTGAAAATGCACCCGGGGTGATAGAGCATGTTTGCGACAATCTAGACGGTACCAGTCTGGTAATTTTCTCCCAAAATCACGGTCTGGTCAAAGATCAAAAGATCATAATCAAGAACTTTGACAGCGCAGTCAACGGCGTGTATTCAGTGTTGACAGTGCCCGCACCCAACAAGGTCACTATCGCGTTCGCGTTCACTGATAGGCGTACCGTGGTCAATGGCACAGGTCTATGCTTTTATCTGACCACGCAGCGTGTGGCTCAGTTGAGCGATGCTGTCAATTTGCCTTATGCCAACAGCCTATTGCCCGGGGCCATAGTGTGGGTGGACGATGACGGGGATGGTCGTTGGGCAGTATATCAAAAACGCGATACATTGTCTCCTGTGACCACGTTGGGTCCTGCACAGCCAGATGCGCTGGAGCAGTACGGACAAAGTGTGGCCCAGGCATTGAACGGAGCTGCGGCCCTGATAGGAAGTCCGCGATACGGATTCGCATCGGGCACAGAAATAGGCGGGGTCTACTGCTATACAAGAGCTCAAACTTCGGCTTATCAGCCTGTCAGTCCTATACCCAATCAAGATACCGTTATCACAGTGGACCAGACCGGCGTGCGTGGTCTGGGCTACAGCGTCACGATGGGTCAGCTGGATTGGGCCTGCGCAGGCGCACCATCCAGTTTGAACGGTAACGGTGATCCAGATGGTGGATATGCCGCGGTAATCTATCGAGACGTAGCCACCTATATTCCGGGTACTTCGCCCTATGTGGCCTGGCAGTTGTTGACCAGCCCAATCGATCCATCGTTGGGCACGGGAAGGTTTGGACAGGCAGTGGCCATGTCCCTTGATCAGCGTTGGTTGTATGTCAGTTCACCCACTGACAATGAAGTTCATGCCTACGTGCAAGTGCCTTGGCAGGATCAGTATGTGCAAACATCAGGTAACGGTGTAACAAACATTTATGATTTTGGCGATGCCATACAGATCAACAACAACAATCAGATTTCCTGCACCCTAAACGGTGCAGCACAGACCTTGGGCGTGGACTACAATATTTCAGGATTTGATACGCTGACTTTTGTGGTGCCCCCAGCAAGCAATGACACAATAGTGATCCAACGCAAAAAGATAGATGCACTGACCGTGAACGGAAGCCTCCAGATCGATGTGGGATCTAATTTCTTTCAAACCAATCTTACAGGCAGCTCTATCAACAGTTTCAGCATAATCTACGATAGTGGTCTGGGTCTGCAGCTGATGCGTCCCAACATAGATTATACCTTCAATACCAGCACCAAACTGGTGACCTTTACTGCTGCTACTGGTTTCGTGGGTGGAGAACAGGTAGTGGTACGCGCTCAAGGCTACTACGACTACGTGACCACCTTTGCTGCGCCTGCTGGTGAATTGCAATTTGGTCACAGCCTGGCGGTGACCACAGATGGATTGCAGATCCTAGTAGGGGCGCCGGACAGCACCGTGGATGCAGAAGTTGAAGCTGGTTCTGTGGTAGTATTTGATCGTGACGTGCAGAGGTTCGTGGTAGATACCATGACCAACACTTTTACTGTACTAGGCGCAACACCCAATGCTCTGCAAGTTGGTGTCACTGTGAATGGTCGCAGACTGCTGCCCGAGACCAGCGCCTTAGTGGGAGCTGATAATACCTTTAGTGTTAGCGGCAACACTGTCACAGTGAACACAGAACTCAACGTGGGTGATTTCGTAGATATAGAAACCAATCAATTCCAGGTATTGCAGACGCTGAGCCAGAACACAGTGGCTGAATTCAGCAATTTTGGTCAGGCGCTGGATATCTGTGATTATAATTGCAGCCTATACGTGGGCGCTCCCCAGAGCAGCGTTCAGATCTTCAAGGGCGGTGTGGCAGAAAGATGGGTAAATCAAAGCCGCGTGTATGGCATTATCTCTAGCACCAACACGGGTGTGAGTTTGACCGCAGGCCAGACTCTGAGAGTGAACCTCCAGGACGTGGCGGTGCCCAGTAGTCCCAATAACACTCTGGCAGGGCTGGCCGCGGCTATCAATCAGCAAGTGCCCAATGTCAATGCCACCGTGGCTGATGGTATCATGACCTTGGTACCAGTCAACAACGATTCGGCACCTCCTGGCAACAAACTGCAGGTACTGCCCGGCACCCTGGGCACGGTGTTCGATGATCTTGGCTTTGAAGTGTTTGTACATACCCAAGTTATCACCAGTCCATTGCCCCGTGAGTTTGCAGCTTTTGGTTCAGCAGTCAATATCGATTCTTCAGCGACTGAACTGGTGATCGGTGCTCCCAAAGGCAACATGTATATTCCCACGGTGTTTGATCCTAATCCTGATTTTGATTCCGGGGCTACACTGTTCTTTGATGCTACCAATCAAAGCGGGTCTGTCTACGTGTATAACTATCTCACAGCGGCCAATCAGTCTGCGGCCAATCCTGCCAAATTTATCTTGGGCCAACAGGTGCAGGTGCCAGAACTCATGGCCCTGGACGGATTTGGCACGGTGGTCAACTACACCTCGGGCATCCTAATGATGGGTGCACCTGGTTTTGACTATGCGGATAGCGCAGGAACCAATGCAGGGCAGGTAGTGGTGTGGCAAAATGCCAACAGAGCCCCATCATGGCAAAAAATCAGATCGGAACAGCCCACTATCGATATTAGATTGCTCAACAGCGTGTTCCTGTATGATCTGATCACGGGATCCAGCACCGAGTACCTAGATTTCTTCAACCCCTTGCAGGGCAAGCTGCTGGGCGCGGTCCAGCAAAATATTGACTATGTGGCCAGTATAGATCCCGCAGGCTATAACACAGGCGCCTATTCAGTGAGGGGCAATACCTGGGGCAGCGAACATGTGGGTGAAGTATGGTGGGACACCAGCACGGTGAGATTCATAGACCCCGCTCAGAATGATCTGGTATACGAAGCACGACGCTGGGGACAGCTATTCCCTGGCAGCCTAGTGCATGTGTATCAGTGGATAGAAAGCACTGAATTGCCAGCCAACTATACCGGTGAAGGCACACCCTTTGATACCACCCGCTACACCATCAGTTCACGTCTCACCCGCGAGGGTACCTTCGTGAATCTGTACTACTACTGGGTCAGGGGCATTACCATGCTGGGCAACAACAGCACCAAGACTCTGCCCGTGGAAACAGTGGCTCGTTATATCGAGGATCCCAAGGCATCGGGTATCGCATATCTGGCACCTCTCAATGGCAGCTCGTTGGCTCTGTATAATTGCGGAGATCTACTGCAGGCGTCGGACACTGTGATCCATGTGGAATTTGACCGTGAGCTCAACTCAGACAACGTGCACGTGGAATATGAACTGGTGCCAGAAGGTCGCGCGGACGGTTTCCTAACAGGCAACCTCTATAGGAAACTGCTGGACAGTTTCTGTGGCTCTGACAGTGCGGGCAATTTGGTGCCTGATCCCTATCTCAGCCCAGCTGAAAAATATGGCGTGCAGTTTAGGCCGCGACAAAGCATGTTCGCAGATCGATTTGCGGCCCTGAAAAATTACATTGTTGAAGCCAACAGGATACTGGCGCTGTATCCCATTACCGAGATGAGAAACTTTGTGTTGCTCAACAGTGAGGATCCATTGCCCAGTGCCACGGCCAACCTCAGTCAAGGCAACCCTGGTTGGAATGCCCAAGTGGCCACTATAGAGATATTGAGCTATCAAAATATTGATGCAGTACCGTTGGGCTACCAGTATCTAGTAGATACCGACAGCACACAAAACGGTCGTTGGACTATCTATCAAGTGCAGTATGACAGTATAGCTGCTGTGAGAAAGTTGGTGTTGATCAAGGTGCAAAATTATGTCACGCCCGACTACTGGAGCTATATTGATTGGGTACAGCCGGGTTACAATGCCACAATCAAACCCCAGTACACCGTGGCCAACTATGCTGATCTAGTACCCCTGGCAGCTGATGTGGGAGTCAGCGTCAAGGTGACCAGCAACGCTGCTGGTAAATTTGAAATCTATCAGAAAACCGTCAATGGTTGGAACAGAGTAGTACTAGAAGATGGTACCATCAAAATATCAGCCACGGTGTATGATTATGCTTTGGCCAAGTTTGGTTTTGACGTTGAAGTGTTTGATGCTCAATACTTCGACGAAGACAACGCTATCGAGACTCGCAAAATACTGGAAGCCATCAATCAAGAGCTGCTTATAGATGATCTGTTGATCTATCGTAACAATCTCTTGATCAACTCGTTCAACTTTGTGTTGAAGGAATTCCAGGCGCCCCAGTGGTTGGTCAAGACCAGTTTGATAGACGTGGATCACAAGATCCGCCAGTTGATACCTTACCAAAATTACACAAGAGATAATCAAGAATTTGTCTTGGACTATCTCCAGGAAGTCAAACCCTATCATGTGCAGGTTAGGGAGTTCAATTTGACCTACACGGGCGATGACATGTATCAGGGTGACCTCACAGATTTTGATCTGCCTGCTTACTACAATACTGATCTGCAAGTGCCCAGATATACCAGTCCTATCCTTACGCCTTACTTGCACAGCAGCTGGCAACCGTTCAACACCTACAGTGATGCTTCGGCTACCAATTTGATATGGCAGCAGTGGCCATATACCCAGTGGTTTGCCAACTACTTTTTGGATCTTGACAGCGTGACCTTGGTCGACGGTGGTTCTGGCTACACAGAAGCGCCTGAAGTCAACATCATAGGCAATGCTGAAGTGCCCGCCGTGGCGCAGGCAGTGATCAATGGTGAAGGCAGTGTGATAGCGATCAACATATTGAGCGCTGGTAGCGGTTATACACAGCAGCCTACTATCACTTTGTCGGGTGGCAACGGTTCGGGAGCCCGAGCATTGGCCAACATGACCAATGATCTGATTAGGCATTTCCGTACCACGATGAAGTTTGATAGATACCAGTATCAGACCCAGATACAAACATGGGAAACTACCGGTACCTATGTCAACGGCACGTTGGTCAGATATGATAATCGAGTATGGCGCGCGGCCAACAGCGATGGTAGTTCGGCCAACGTAGGCCCCACTTTCAATCTTGAAGATTGGCAGCTGGTCAATGCCGCTGACCTGTCGGGCGTGGATCGTACCATGGGCTTCTATGTGCCCGGTGTGGATCAGCCGGGGCTCGAATTGCCGCTTTTGATAGATGGTACAGAATATCCAGGGGTACAAGTTTGGGGAGATTTGTTTGCGCCTGAAAACCGCCTGCCGTGGAGTCCCGAGCACAGCTATGATGCTCAGGCCATAGTGAGCTATAACGGCCTCTACTACAAGGCTCGCGTGCCAGTGCCGGCGGGATACCCCCCTCCCGATCCTCGCTACTGGCAGCCCTATGTCACACAGCTATTGAACGCTGTGTATGAAAGCAGTTTCACAGATACCTACTTGGGCACTCGTAGCACAGACATCAACGTCAATGGTGGCGAATTTGTGGGGCCCTATGAAGGCCATGCGCCCCAAGAGTTGGTCAACGGTGCAGAATTTGATACCCTGGATCTGCGGGTGAACACTCGCCCTGGCTCAGATTGGCAGATGGATGGTCATGGTGGACAGATAGGCGAGTGGCGCTGGCAGTATCGTTTGGGCATAGAAGAAAGTTACGATTGGGGCAGCCTAGTAGAATATCCCGCCAACATCACGGTAAGCAATCTGACCACGGGACAACAGATGACCAACGCTCCCGCTAGCTCCAGCTGGACCAACGCTCAATCCTGGCTGCAAGACGATGTGGTCACTTATCTGGGTCATTACTATTTGGCCCTGCAGGGCGTGCCGGTGGGCATAGACATCACCAACAACAGCTATTGGACTACGATCACGGTGGATTATGAAACCAACTGGAGCGACAGGACCATTACCGTACTGGCCAATGGTAGCGTGGCCGACGGTGATGTGATAGTGGTGCAGGTCTATGAAATGGGCGGCGGCAGCCAGCTGTACCGAAACGTTTACCAAGGCAGCCAGCTGTCTAGCGGTTACTTTGATGTGCCTGTGGCTTCAGCGCAGATCGAAAGTATCGCGGTGCTGATCAACGGCCAAGCTCTAGCGGTGCCCGTGACCTGGACACCGTACATAGCAAGCCAACCCTGGAATGTGACCAACAGTTATGTGCTGCACGCTGTGGTCAGCAACGGGGGCAATTACTATAGAGCTCTTCAGAGCGTGCCGCCTGGCATTGATATCAGCGATGCTGCCTATTGGTTGGCGTTTGTGCCCACTTTGCTGAGCAGGGTGGCATTTGATTCTTCCTTGATACCCGCATCCGGCGACATGGTCACCGTGGTAGTGCTGGGAACCAGTTATACCAATGCTGACGATTTGATTAGGGGACGGTCCTACACCATAGCCACGGTGGGATCAACTGATTGGACCTTGGTAGGAGCGGTCAGCAGTGCGGTGGGTGTGACGTTTACGGCTACAGGTCCTGGGTCGGGCACAGGAGTGGCCAGCTCTAGCTACAGCTGGAGCGCCCCCCAGGTGCAGCAGTCGGGGGTGGATCTCACCGCTTATGTAAACTCTGCTATACCCCTACAAAACTACATTGGTGGCAGCAACACCATCAACATGATAGTGAATCGCAACGGTGTACGATTGACTCCTCCCGCAGCGATAGAAGAAGTGGGCAACGGCACACGTATCAGTTTTGGTCTTCCACAACGATTGGGAGCCAGCTTTAGCCAGCAGATCATACAGAATAGCGACGTAGAAGTGTATGTAGACGACATACTGCAGGTGCAGGGAGTGGATTATAACGTATCTCCTTGGTTTGTAGGACAGGCCAATCCGCCGGGACGTCAGGTACAATTTGTGCAAGCTCCCGATACTGGCAGCAGGGTCACCGTGGCTGTATGGACACTGGCTGACTACTTTGTAGCGGGCAACACTCTTTATCTAGATTCTGTACCCAATAAAGGTGACATCATCCAGGTGATCACTTTCAACGATACTAGCGAACAAGAATTGTTGACGCAGATTTTTGTGGGACCAATACAGATAGGCAACGCTGTGGTTGAGCCCTATGACAGCACGCCTTATGACTCTGGAGCGATCACGGGAGATCCGGGATCATTTGACTACGCCAACGTCAATGTGCAGTATGCCAACAATTTCGTCTTGGACAGAGATATGTGGGGCGATGGCAGCACGTTCCAGGGTGGTCGCCTGTGGGTGACCCTAGACGGAACACGATTGTTCGAAGGTGATGGTTTCTACATGCAAGGCAACGAAATCGTGCTGCCCACAGGTACCATAGGCAGTAATCAAGTGCTGGCGGTGACCATGTTTACTGACAGCATAGTACCTGAAGCATCTGCGTTTAGGATATTCCAAGACATGCGGGGAGTGCAAGCTACCTATAGGATCACGCCCCAGACTTCCACAGTATTGACCCAGAGCATGGGCCAACTGGATGATGTGATCTACTGTCAAGATGTATCTGGATTGTCACAACCTGATCCAGCCGTCAACGTGCTGGGTGTAGTCATGATCGAGGGTGAACGCATCGCTTATCGAGAGCGAGATTTGGTAGCCAACACCCTCAGCGGACTGTATCGCGGCACCGCTGGCACCGCGGCCACAAGCCATACAGCATCGGTTGCTGTGGAAAACATGGGTCGTGGCAATCTGCTTTACGAACAATATCAAGATTACGATGTGCGCGACACGGCCACAGCGGACGGCAGTACCACGGTATTTTATGCACCCAGCCTGTCTCTGGGCGATTATGGTGACAGTAGCACTATCTGGGCAGAATCCCTGCTGGTTTTTGTGGGAGGCATACGCCAATATCAATACGGTAGTCCAAATACCAGCCAGTACCCCTGGATACTGACTGATTTTGATCCACTGGCAGTGGAATTTATCACAGACGCTGATCCCGTTAGCCCTATATTGCCCCCGCCCGCGGGAGTTGAAGTAACTATTATGCAACGCCGCGGCACCTGGTGGTACGATATCAGCACCCCTGCCACGCGACGCCTTGCGCTGCAAGAAACTGACAATGTGCCCGCAAGGTTCTTGACCAATAGATAAAACAGGATAAATAGAAAATCATGCACAACCAACCATCCAAGCAGCAAGACCCACGGACCAGTTCTGTTCAGCCCAAGCCCGCCGGACCCAACGAGAAGGGCGCCATACGGGTAGAAGCTCGTTTCAAAATTTTTGATCCAGTGAGCAAAAAAGTGCATGTGGAGGGACGAGCATGATGTTGTATGTGCCCTGTGCCATCCAGGGTTTTGTCAAGATACATGACCCCAACTCTGGCGAAGTCTTGGTAGACAAGAAAAACGCTATCCACTATGAAAACATGAGTATAGCCTTGGCCCAGACCCTGGCCGATCGCAATCTAGGCTATATCTACAGCATGGCATTTGGTAACGGGGGTAGTTCTGTAGATCCCACGGGTGTGATTACCTATCTGCCGCCCAACACCACGGGTCAGAGCGCGGGACTGTACAATGAAACCTATGCCAAGGTGGTCAACGACAACAGCGCCGCTGACACTGATCCTATCAACAACAAAATGACCGTACTGCATACCTCGGGCACGGTTTACACCGATATTTTGGTAACTTGCCTGCTGGACTACGGCGAGCCGCCGCAGCAGCAGGCCTTTGACAACAGCACCAACTTCAATGGTGAGTATGTGTTTGACGAACTGGGACTCAAAGCCTGGAACGGTGCGGCAGACAATTTAAGACTGCTGACCCACGTGATTTTCCACCCGGTGCAGAAAAGTTTGAATCGTCAGATACAGATCGATTACACCATTCGCATACAGACGCTGAGCAATATCAACGCTGTATAAATATAGGAACTAGACGCGGAAAAGACTTATGGCATACACAATTACCCTTACAGACGGCACAGTATTTGCTACCATAGCAGATGGTACAACGAACTCGTCTAGCTCCATGACACTGGTAGGCAAAAACTACGCCGGTTACGGTAGTTTCCTAGATGAAAACTTTATCCATTTGTTGGAAAACAGCGCCAATACCAGCGCGCCAGCAGCCCCACTGACAGGACAGATTTGGTACGATAAGACCAACAATCTTCTCAAAGTGTACAATGGCTCTCTGTTCAAAGTGATCTCAGGCGCTACGGCGTCGGCCAGCACGCCGTCGGGCAGTGTCACAGGCGATCTGTGGTATGATACCACCAACCAACAGCTAAAAGTTTATACCGGCAGCCAATTTATCGTGGTTGGACCCGCTTTCAGCGCAGCACAGGGCACTTCAGGCGCTATACCTGAGACTATCCAGGATTCAGTAGGCGCTACCAAATATATCACTAGCCTGTATGTCAACAACAATCGCGTGGGCATCGTGTATGACGGTGCTAGCTTCGTACCGCAGGCCAGTCTCACAGCTACCTTTCCCACTATCTATACCGGCATCACGTTGACCACAACCAATAGCCCGTTATTTGTGGGCACCACTGGCCAGTTTGGCACTGCTACCGTGTCTGGTAACGTGACCGGCGGAAACTTCAACACAGCGGGATTGGTGTCGGCCACGGGCAATGTGACAGGTGGTAACTTGCGTACAGCAGGACTGATCACTGCCACCGGCAACATCGACGGTGGTAATCTGCGCTCGGTAACACTGAGCCTCAGCGGCAATGTGATCTCTGCTTTGAGTGCTTCCAGTTCGATCACAGCAGCAACCACCATAACGGGCGTGGGCAACATCACTGGCGGCAATCTGCTCACAGCTGGATTGGTTTCGGCCACGGGCAACGTGACCGGTGGTAATCTGATCAGCGGCGCGCTGGTCACAGCGACCACGCTCAGCGCCACAGCCAACGTGCAAGGTGGCAATCTTAGAACTACGGGATTGATCAGCGCCAGCGGTAACATCTCAGCAGTGGGCAACGTATCGGGCTCCTACTTCCTGGGCAACGGTAGCCAGCTTACTGGACTCAGCGCAGCGATCAGCGTGAACAAGATAGAAAATGGTACCAGCCAGATCAACATACCCACCACAGACGGCAATGCCAACATCACATTGGGTGGCGTCAGTAACGTGGTGGTGTTTACCAACACAGGCGCGATTTTTGCCAATGCAGTTACGGTGCCCAGCATAACCAAATCTGGAACCAACGCGGTGGGCAACATCGGCAGCAGCTCAAACTACTTTGAACGTGTGTTCGCCACAGCTACCACGGCCCTATACGCTGACGTAGCCGAACGTTTTGCAGCAGATGAATACCTAGAAGCAGGCACGGTGGTAGAACTGGGTGGATCAGCAGAAATCACCCGCAGTCGCCAGGAGCTCAGTGAAAATATCTTTGGTGTGATCAGCACGCGGCCAGCCTATCTCATGAACGGTGGTGCCGGCGAAGACCACACACATCCTCCCGTGGCCATGACTGGCCGGGTGCCGGTGCGTGTGATCGGACCAGTTTGCAAAGGCGATCGCTTGGTGTCAGCTGGTGACGGCATAGCCCGCGCCGCGCTGCCCGGAGAAGCCACTGCTTTCAATGTGATCGGACGTGCGCTAGAGCACAAACACAGTGTTGAGGGTGGCACGATCGAAGCTATCGTGACCATAAAATAACGGATTAGACTATGACCTATACAGTTGGCGGCACTATAGAAGCAACAGACTACAACGGTTTTGTCAGCACCACCGTTGGTGCCAACGTCAATGCCACTTGGGGTACAGGAGTTACCAGCGCGGGCTACGGTCAAACAGCGTTGGGCACGGTCAGCGCAGGTGCAACAGTGTCTGCTACCAGCTGGGCCAGCCTGGTCAATACCATATCCAGCATGGCCAACCACCAGGGAACCACGATCACATCACGCACCGCACCTGTGGCCGGTGGTACCATAGCGGTGTTGGCTGCTGTGAACACGGATATAACCAACTGCTACAACAATCGGGGCAATGCCGCAGCGTCAGGAACTCAGTACACGGCCTGGACAGGTACCAACAGCAAGACCACTGCCACTTCGGGTGCTACCTGGACCATAACTTTTACCAATACAGTAACTTTTGCCAGCTCAGATGCGGCGCGTTACTTTTTCAACGCAGGTGGATTGATCAAGATTGATGTGAGCAAAACAGCCACAGGGGATGTGGGCGACCCTGAATGGAACGACTTGGCCAATACTTTATGCGGTGATATCTACATCACGGGCGGTGACTATACTCAGACTATCGCGGGCGTGGCCTATACCGGAACCACCAAGATAGGCGGCACGGGTATACCTAACACACTGACCACGACCACGGGCTGGTTTGACTTGGTAGCAGGTGCAGCAGCCACTGTGGTCTACAAACAGTTTGCAGATACCGCGCCCTACACTGCCAACTATATCCAGCATGCCATAGCCAAAAATGCGGGATCCACTGCGCTGACCATCACTACCACTTGGGCTGCATCAGATGGAGATGCTATTTCGGGCGGCACGGCAGCGTCGGGTGCTACCCCGGGCACCGCGCCCTGTACCATAGTGACCTATTATCCACCCAGCAGCACCTATCTCACAGCCAGCTGGGGTACTCCCACTGTGGCTGCTACCACCGCCTAATTGGTTGACTGACACCGCCTAGTCCTGTACAATTACAGGATGGATACTGATGATCTAATCAAATATGCGCGGGCTCGTTTTGATCACGAGTCTGCTCGGCGTGTGCTCCGGGAAAAATACCAGACCAAAATGATCTTTGGGCACAATGGTGGCATGTGGCGCGCATCTCCCGAAATGATCACGTTTCTCGCTCTCTACGGTGATCAGGATGTGGTTGTACCCGACCTCTATGATACCCCGATCAAATTCAACGCCCGGGTCATGCGTGACATCATGCAGACCAAGTGGCAAGAGCAGATGAATGCCTGGGAGTGTGAATATCAAGAGATATCGAGCCAGAGATGACCACCGGTGCCTTGATCTTTGCGTTCAACAACGAAGCCACCGACTATGTGAAACTGGCCGCTTGGAGTGCTGAACGCATACGCAGGTTTCTGGATATTCCAGTGGCTATCGTGACCAACGATCCCGGGGTACAGGGTTTTGACCGGGTGATAGTGGCACAGCCCAGCACGGGTGGTACGAGACATTTTGAAGATCATGGCCAACGAGTGTCATGGCACAACGCATCTAGGGTAGACGCCTATGATCTATCGCCCTGGGACCGGACCCTGTTGTTGGACGCTGACTACGTGATCAACAGTTCAGATCTTGCTCTGCTACTGACCTACGATCTTGACATCATGTTGCACGATCGAGCATTGGATGTGACTGGTCGCAGCATGCACGGTCATGCCACGTACGGGCGCCACGCATTGCCCATGTCATGGGCCACGGTCATGACATGGCGTAGATCTGCCATGGCAGGCTATGTGTTTGGCATGATGCAGATGATAAGAGATAATTGGAGTCACTATCGCGAGCTGTACGGTATCAACCAGGCAACCTATCGCAACGACTACGCTGTAAGCATGGCCCTGCAGTTGGTCAATGGATGTACTGCCCGCGTGAGCGCTATTCCTTGGAGTCTGTGGTCGGTCATGCCCGATACTGAGCTTGAGCAGGTGTCTGATACCGATTGGCGCTGTACTTGGCGCACCAGCCAGGGCGCTATGCGTGCCACGGGATTCAATGGTCTGGATTTCCATGCCATGGGCAAGAGTCACCTGGAGGCCGTGATTGAAGCCGCTTGAGGAACAGGGCTACGTGATCGTGGCTGTGGGCCAGCAGTACCTACGTTGCGCAGAGCAGTTGGCTCAGAGCGTGCGTTATTGGCACCCGGGTGCTCGTGTCTGCTTGATCACGGATCATGCAGGAGTCACGGGCTACGACTATGTGCATCTGCTGCAGAACGTGAACTATGATAACGTGTGGGCCAACGACTGGCAAGTGATCAATCTCACCCCATTCCGAGAAACCATAAAATTGGAAGCTGACATGTTGATCACCAGCCCCATAGCACATTGGTGGCCCCAGATGAGACTCAACGAAGTATGCGTGAGCACTGGGTGTAGAAATTGGCGAGATCAGGTCAGCACGGCCAGACACTACCGCAAGGTGTTTGATCAAAATCATCTGCCCGATGTCTACAACGCCATCACTTATTGGCGCCGCAGCGCACTAGCCCAGGAATTCTTTGGCTGGACGCGAGACATATTTCAGGATTGGGATCAGTTCCGGAGACTGCTGCGTTATTCTGATGATGTGCCCTCCACGGATCTGGTCTATGCCATGGCCGCACAGATCGTGGGCCCGCACCGAGTTACCCAACCTTGGAGTACCTGGCCCAGCATAGTGCACATGAAGAAACACGTGGCTGGCACTGTGCTCGAAGATTGGACCAAACAGCTGGTATGGGAACATATGGCGCAAGGTCTACGCATCAACGGCATCGCACAATGGGGTGCGGTGCATTATCATGTCAAGGATTGGAAACCGTGATAGATCCAGCACCCGCGCCCCCACGTACTTTTGACCTCAAGATAGGTTGGACATCTAACTTCTACGATTGGAACGAAGTCATAGTATGGGCAGTGGACCATTTTGGTCTGCCCGGCGAACGCTATGAGACCAAGGTCACGATGGAACACATGCTGTTCCGGTTCAGCCAACCCCAAGATTACGTATGGATGAAGCTGAGGTGGGGATGACCGACAAGATCAATCAACAGATCATGGCTCTGATACAGTGGGAGCCCATAGATGATCATTCATGTCAAGTGGTTTTGGACTTTCTCAACCGCTGTTATCCTCAAGCCAAATGGTGTGTGCGGCCTGCACAGGGCACCATAGAAGTTACCGCTGAATTCGATTCACCGCAAGACGCGACGTTTTACATGCTCAAATGGTCATGATATTGGATCGACAACAGTTCGTGGACCACTATGACAATATCAAATCTGGTCTGGGACAGCCAGACAGTCCGCTGTGGGCCTGGGAACTCAGTTCGGGCTTCAGGGGACAATGGTTTGTGCTATTGGAACACAGCCGTATTAGGAGGGGCCACAATGATTATTGGGCGTGGTGTGAACATACTTTGCAGGGACAAACAGCCTGTTACAGCGCAGGGGAAGATGGCACAGAATGGTGGGGATTTAGCCATCGTCCAGATATCCTGCCTTGGTTGTTGAGGTGGTCATGAGCAACAGTAACGCTACTGTCGGGCTCTTTTATACGCCCTATATACCCAAGCCCGAACTCATATGTGAACCGGGCAAGGTATTTGGAAAACCCTATCATACCATAAGACCCGTGTTTTTTGGTGAAGAAGGTGAGATGGAAATTTTAGCATGGTGTCAACAGACCTTTGGCGAAGAGGGCAGGTTAGGTGCTAGCCCACGTTGGTTCCTGCGATTCGATACTTTTTGGTTTCGTGACGAAGCTGATAGTGTTTGGTTCTTGCTGAGGTGGTCATGAGTCGCGCAGAGGATCTAGCATTTGACAATTTCTTCCACGATTATGTCATGAACAAGCCGCATGATGTTTGGGAATGGGGACCTGACTATTGGCGTCCCTGGGGCATGATGGTCCAGGATAGTCAATTGGTGTTTGACAGCGCAGCAGCCAGAGCTTGGTTTATATTGAGGTGGCGATGACGATCAAACGCTGGCCCGGGTATCCCAATCCTGCACCCATATTCTACAGGCTCTACTATGATGAGGTCACGGGCCGTGCGTTATTCTACAGCATGGAGGATGTGCCTGGTACATACATCGAGATCGATCAGGACACTTATCACCTTAACCAGAGCAACATCAAAGTGATCAATGGCCGTATACAGCAGATCACAGTGCCTACCAGCCAAAAGCTGGTGCCCGGCGATCAGGGCACAGCCTGTGATCCCTGGAGCGTGGCAGTGGTAGTGGCAGCTGATCGACCCAACAAAAAGTGGACCTTACGAACCTATGAAGAGTGAAGATATTGCAGACCTTGACCTCATCTATCTCAGCTATGATGAGCCACTCAAGGAAGAATTTTGGGCCAAGATCAAGAACATGGCACCCTGGGCCCGCAGGGTAGACGGGGTCAAAGGTAGTGATGCCGCGCACAAGGCCGCTGCCGAAGCTAGCACCACAGAACGCTTTGTTCTCATCGACGGCGACAATCTACCGGACCCCCAGTTTTTCAATCTCACCCTGCAGTACCCTACTGAGCAGCACGAACAGGCGGTGTTCCGCTGGCGTGCCCGCAATCACATCAACGGATTGATGTACGGTAACGGTGGCATCAGCTCGTGGACCAAGACCTATGTTCGCGACATGCGCACCCATGAGCTGGCCCAAGGCAGCGAAACGCACACCGTGGATTTTTGTCTGGACTACAAGAACAGTCTCTACTGGGCCATGCATGATTGCTACAGCACCACGTACCCCAACGGATCAGCATTCCAAGCGTGGCGCGCAGGTTTCCGCGAGGGAGTAAAGATGGTGCTCAACCAGGGTCGCCGGCCCACAGTGGCTGATTTCAAAGAGCAGGTCAATCGTCGCAACATGGACAATCTCACCATATGGCACAACGTGGGGGTTGACGTAGAGCATGGCTATTGGGCCATAGCGGGGGCCCGCCAGGGTACCTACATGACAGTGCTGACCAATTGGGATCACAATCAGGTGCAGTGGTTTGACAATCTGGCCGAGCTTTGGTGCACGGTTGAAAACAGCGATCCCAGGCTGTTGGCAGGACAGGTGGGCATCGAACTTCACGAACAGCTGGGACTACCAGTAGCCATCTTGCCAGCTGAACAGAGTGCTTTTTTCAAACGTCATTACCGTTCGGATTGGCACAACCGTGGCGTCATGATCCGTGAGATAGATGTGATACGCCAGCAGGAGGGTTGGTGATCCTGACCGGTTATACCCCTGGACATAATTGTCTCGTACTGGGAGCCCCTAGATCAGGCACCCATGCTTTGGCCAGCATTATCCAATCTCGCCTACCATTCAAGTATCTAGGCGAAATAGGTATGGCGCAAAAGTCATCACGACCATGGTTTGACCTTGGCATTTTTACCGAGAGCCATGATATGCCAAGGTTAGCTCATGTGGTACAAAGTAGAGCCAAGTTGGGCGCATTGCAGTTAGTGGAAAAAATAAAAATCAATACGTTTGTGATTGCCCTACGTAGGCGAGACAAGGGCAAACAGTTTGCCAGTTGGATCTACTTCCGTCATATCGGAGCCATCTATAACTTTGATCACGGCGGTCAGGACTATGTGGGGCCAGATACCCTCACTGTGACCTACGATGATATCGAACAGTTCATAGTGGATCAGATAATTGACGATCAATTTGATCCAAATCTCATTATGTATTATGAAGATATTGATTTTGGGGCAAGTGTTATCAAGAAAAATTCTTATTGCTTCCCGCCCGAACAGATGATAAAGAACATTGACTTGGTCAAAGAGGCCTTGCAACATTGGAGATACAACACATGAACAGAATTTTGATAATGGGACTGCCTGGCTCCGGCAAGACCACCCTAGCTGGAGAGTTGCAAAAATGGCTACAAGCACATTGGAATCCCAGCTTTATGCCGGTGGAGCAGCTGGCAGTGGCAGCGGAGATAGGCGGCGTGGAAGAGACCTGTCGGGTCAGTTGGTTCAATGCAGATCAGGTACGCAAGCGTTTCAACGATTGGGACTTTAGCACTGAAGGCCGTATTCGCCAAAGTCTACGCATGTTGGATTTCGCTCTGAGCAGCAATGCTCACTACGTGATCTGTGACTTTGTGGCACCTTTGCCGGAGATGCGAACCAATTTCAAAGCTGACTGGACCATATGGATGGATACCATCGACGCGGGCAGATTCGAAGATACCAATCAAATGTTCGTGCCGCCCCAGCACTATGATTTTCGTATAACCGAGAAACATGCACAGCATTGGGCAGCCTATATAGGACATCACATACTGAATAATCAGCGACGGCCCCAGTTTGATTGGCGACAGCCCACTGTGCAGATGTTGGGTCGCTGGCAGCCCTGGCACGCCGGGCATCGTGCCTTGTTTGAACGGCTGCTGGAACGTACTGGACAGGTCATAATACAGATCCGAGACGTGCAAGGGTGGCAGGGATCCAATCCATTTGAGTTACAAGAAGTGGAGCGCCGCATACGTCGAGATCTCGACCCCTTGTACCAGGGGCAGTATGACATCCAGGTGGTGCCCAACATCGTGCACATAGGTTGGGGGCGTGGTGTAGGTTATAGCGCAGGCGAAGAAACTTTCGATGCCAGCATCACTGACATTTCGGCCACCAAGATCCGTCAGGAGATGGGACTCAAGTGAGTGCTGGTGATGAAGTAGACTCGGAGTTCAAAAGCCAGTTCCTAAGCTCGGCAGAGCACATGCAGGCTCAGCTGGGTCCGGCCCTGTGCCTGGCCAAATGGCGCCAGGTCAGCTTGCACCTGCCCACGGGTCTCAACAACAGTTGTTATCATCCTCCGCTGCACAAAATACCAATAGAAGCCATTGGGCGCACTCCTGCGGCCCTGCACAACACCGAACACAAGAAGCAGCAGCGGAAACTGATGCTGGCCGGTGAGCGTCCCGCGGAATGTCAGTACTGCTGGAACATGGAGGACCAAGGCAAACTTAGCGATCGCCACTATCGATCCGGCGAGCCCTGGGCTGCTGTGGATTTTGACAAGATCAAAAACTCAACCGGAGATGAAGATGTCATTCCCAGTTACGTTGAAGTCAATTTCAATCATGCTTGCAATCTCAAGTGCAGCTATTGCAGCCCTCAATTTAGCAGTTCTTGGGCTGACGAAACAGCTAGACTGGGCGCATATCCTACCCTGGTACCTCATAACGCTCCAGAGCATTTTGTTGGGGATCGGCGCCCTATCCCTGCCCGGGAACACAATCCCTATGTAGAGGCGTTTTGGCAGTGGTGGCCGGACCTGTACCCCCAGCTGAGCCACTTCAGGATGACCGGCGGCGAACCTCTCTTGGATCGCAACACCTACCGGGTGTTTGACTATGTGTTGGATCATCCCAGGCCTGACCTGCACCTCTGTGTGACCAGTAACTTTTCAGTAGACGAGAAGAGCTGGCAACGCTACAAGGGTTACCTAGTGGAACTGTGCCAAGAAGGGCGCCTGGAACACTTTATGCAGTACGTGAGCCTAGATGGCTGGGGCGCACAAGCCCAATACATGCGTCATGGTCTAGACTTTGACCTCCTGTGGGATCGTGTGAATCAGTTCTTGACTGAGATACCCTACCGTAACAGCCTCACATTTATCGTGACCATGAACAACCTGTCAGTGACCAGTCTCGACAGCCTGTTCGCGGGCATCTTGGGTCTGAGAAAGACCTATAGTAAAACCTATCAGCGGGTGTGGTTTGATACCCCAGTGCTGCGCCAACCAGCCTGGCAGAGTCTCCAGATCCTGCCCGAGAGCTATGCAGATCGCCTGGAGCATCTCTGGGCCTGGATGCTGCGCCAGGTGGAAACAGAACAGACGCGCTTCCAGGGTTTCAAGGACTATGAGATAGCGCGCCTGGATCGTGACATAGCTTGGATGCGTGCCGGCCAGGCCACACCCGCAGATCAGCGACACAGACATCAAGCGGATTTCTACCGCTTTTTCAGCGAGCATGATCGTAGGCGAGGTACAGACTTCATCAAGACCTTTCCAGAAATGCAGGCCTGGTGGCAAGAATGTGCTTATCATGCTCGGACCCTATAAGATCATAGTAGACGAATGGTCTGAAGTCTGGGATCTGTTACGTCCGCACGCGGATGGCAGTTTCTGGCAGTGGAGCCAGATAGAATTTGATCCTGACTGTTTCTACATCATTGGTCGCGTGCAGCTCAAAGCACACTGGCAACAGATACGTGACCTAGCACTGGCGCACCCAGGGCACGTGATATTCTGCAATCCAGCCGAGGGCAGTGAAACCATACTGCTCCAGCTCAAACGTTTGCGCATCAGAGATCTAGTGGACGATGGTTGTCTGGGGTTGATAGCCAGCGGCTCAGTAGAATCCGGCATTACCATGCTCAGCACCGATGGTTATTTCAGCCACATCGTGGAATACCTGGAAAACGTCCAAGCCCATGAGCAAGCGGTCCAGGTACGACAACAGGGCAAACCCTATGATTTCCTATTTCTCAACGGACGCCTAAGACCACATCGCAAATGGTTGATAGACCATTTGCGCCAAGAGGCCTTGCTGGAGCGAGCACTGTGGACCAATCTCCAGGATCATGTGGACATGGCCTGGTCCAGTCAGTTGGTAGTGGACAGAACAGAGCCCATACGATATCTTGCGCCCACATATGAGATAGATCGTGCGGTACCCAACCTCAACAAACCCCCCACAGACCACGGCTTCGTCAAACATCAATTGTTTGGCGACACTTGGGGAGACGCCATCGTGAATCCCCGCTGTTATCTAGATAGCTGTTTCAGCTTGGTCACTGAAACCATATTTGACTATCCCCACACCTTCCGTACTGAGAAGATTTGGAAACCCATGATCATGTGGCATCCTTTTGTGGTAGCAGCCAATCGGGGCTACTACCGTGACCTACACCATGCGGGTTTCCGCACGTTTGGTGATCTCATAGATGAGCGATTTGATCAGATAGATGACCCCCTGGATCGAGCACAAGCAGTGGTTGCAACGGTCAAGGATATCTGCTATAATGGTGCATGGGATTTCTTGCAACAGAGCCTGTCAGCATGTGAACACAATTATGCTCGATTACAGGAACACAATCGAGAACAGAGGCAACGTTTGCCCCAGGATCTTATGAACTATATAAAAGGACTCTATGAAACCATTGGTAATTTATCACGGTAACTGCGCAGACGGGTTTGGCGCCGCATGGTGTTTCCATCACCATGACCCCCAGGGCTACGACTTCCATCCTGGCGTATATCAAACTTCGCCGCCCCACGTGACCGGACGCGACGTATTCTTGGTGGATTTCAGCTACAAACGACCGGTAGTAGAGGACATGTTGAAACAGGCACGTTCCGTCAGTCTTATCGATCACCATAAATCAGCAGTAGAAGATCTCAAACCCCTGCTGGACACCGGCGCTTTGCGTGGGCTAGTGGACATGGATCATAGCGGGGCCGTGTTGGCTTGGCAATGGCTGTATGGTCGAGATTCTGTACCACCCAGTTTGATCCAACATATCGAAGATAGAGACCTATGGCGATTTGCACTGCCATGGACTCGTGAGATCCAGGCCAACGTGTTCAGCCACGCCTATGATTTTGCAGTTTGGGACAGCCTGATGTCGGCTCCGCTAGAGGACTTGATAAGTGATGGCAAGGCCATCGAGCGCAAACATTTCAAGGATATCCGTGAGCTATTGCCCTTGTGTACCCGAACCATGCGCATAGGAGGTCAGTTGGTACCTGCGGCCAACATGCCCTACACCATGAGCAGCGACGCTGCCAACATGCTGGCCGAAGGGCATCCGTTCGCTGCCTGCTACTACGATGGTCCCGAATATCGCGTGTTCAGCTTGCGAAGCCGTGCACCCGATGGTGCGGATGTGAGCGAGATAGCCAAGCAGTATGGTGGTGGTGGACATCGTCATGCCAGCGGGTTTCGTTATGCGTTGACACAGGTGCACGAGTTAGATCCATGACCACTGTGGTTATCGCCAACACTTTCCCTGAGCACTGGTCCTATGGTCGCTATGAGATAGATATACACCGCAGCATCCAACAGCAGATGGATCAACGCTGGCCCCACAGCAAAAATTTGCTGTGGGGCACCACCTGGATGGGTCCAGCCACTGAACAGGCCATGCAAGCACAAGCTGACGCTGGAGCCACCTTTGACAATCTGGTAGTGACCAGCACCGTGGATGCGGCACTGAACTTCCAGGTATATCCATTGATTCAAAGGTTAGTGGACACATTTGGCATCGGCAACGTGTATCGGGTGGGCAATTTTGATGGAGACTATGAGTTCAATATTTTCGCCGTGGCCTGCCTGGACCATTTTCGTGTGTATGACCAGGATCAGCTGATCATGTGCCAGCCCAAATGGCGCTATTGTTGCTATAATCGCAAGCCCTATGAGCACCGTCGCCAATTGGTGGGTGAACTCATAGTCCGGGGCCTGGACAAGCATGGTGTGATCACCCTGGGCCACTCTTTCCCCGGCGAGCCAGACCATGGTCTTTACAGATCCATAGGTGAACGAAATCAAGATTATGTTGAATGGGGACATTGGTATAGTGACAGCCTGGATGCCACGCCACACGAAATACCGCATGATCTTTACAGCCTACACAATTGGCATGTGTGGCAGCAGCACTTTTTGCACATCGTGGGGGCCACAGCACCTTTCAATGAGCCCGACATTTTTATCAATCAGATCAATTTCAAACCTCTGATAGGCATGCAGCCCTTTGTGATCAACGGACAGACGCGACAATATCAGTATCTACGCCGACACGGTTTCCGCACATTCAATCACTACTGGCCGCAGTTTGATCTTGAGCAGAACTACAATGGGTCTGATTCGTTGGCCCGAAGTCTGGCCGATCTTGTTGAGTGGCTGGCCCGACTGGATGATCAACAGATCATCAGCATGTATCATAGCATGCTGCCTGACTTGATACATAATCGACAACGATGGTTTGAATGGGCCGCAGAACAAAAACATAGGGTACACAATCTATTCCATGACATATCTTGAATTCCGACAGCAGGTACTGGATCCACTTAGCGGCAGTTTTTGTGCAGCGAAATATGAAAAATCAAAGGAAAACAAATGAGTTTGCGAGCTCCAGGCCGCCAGACCGACCGTGAAGTGTTTGATTATCTCAACACAATTAGTCCGTCAATGTGTCTGGCCAAATGGTACAATGCCACTATTTGGCTAGGTAGCGGTATGACTACCAGCTGCCATCATCCGCCTGCGCATAAAATTGATAAGAAAGTGATTGAACTACGACCCGCAGCATTGCATAATACGCCAGAAAAAAAACAAGATCGAGAGATGATGCAAAAAGGGGAAAAACCCGCTGGTTGCGAATACTGTTGGAAAATCGAATCAATGAATCGAGGTTCCATTAGCGATAGATTGTATAAATCAATAATTTACGATGAGACAGCCCTCCAAGAAGCCAGGAACACCCCAGCAGACCAAGACGTTAATCTCCGCACCCTGGAAATCAGCTTTGATAGGACCTGCCAGTTTGCCTGCAGCTATTGCAACCCTGCGTTTTCCAGCAGCTGGGTCAAGGACATACGAAAAAACGGTGCTTACCAAGGTTTGATGTCTGACGGTAGGAATCATTTTACCCATACTCATGACAGCGCCCAATTGTACCAGTTTGGGGAGACCAATCCCTATGTTGAAGCTTTTTTTGCCTGGTGGGAATCTGACCTCCATCGCACTCTGCAAGAGCTGAGGATCACTGGGGGCGAACCATTGATGTCGGGCTACACTTGGCAGTTGATTGAATGGTTCAAGCAGAACCAAGGACGCAGCCAGACACGTCTGGCCATCAACTCTAATTTAGGCATGGAAAATCGCCGCGTGCGCGAATTCATCCAAGGCATCGAGGATCTGCCCAGCGTGGAATTGTATACCAGCAACGAAGCCATAAATGGGCAGGCCGAATACATTCGTGATGGCCTGGACTTTGATCTATGGTTGGAAAATGTACACACTGTTTTGGACCAATCTCAAGTGAACGCCGTGCACAGCATGTGCACTATCAATGCTCTGTGTCTGGATAGCCTACCACAGTATCTGACTCTGTTGCTGTCTCTCAAACAACAGTATGGAAGAAATAGAGTAAACTTTACTCTGAACATCCTGCGTTTCCCCAGTTTTCAATCGCCCTTGGTACTGCCCCAAAATCTTCTCACGCACTACAGAACTAGCTTGCTGGACTGGCTGGATTACTATCGTGATAATCCTCTGCTGCATGAACATGAGATCAATCACGTCCAGCGCCTCATTGACTATTTGGCCATGGTCAAGACACCCCATTCAGATGCTTTTGACAAACCCAAACTGCTAAATGATTTTGCTAGATTCTATTCACAGTATGATCAGCGTAGACACAAGAGTTTTGGTAGCACGTTCCCCCGACTAAAGGAATGGTATGACGCAATACAATTACAGTAGCACTGATCCTATCAATGTCACATTGGATGAACTATCAGATCGCGAAAGATTCTTGCTGACGCAGAGCAAGGTTTTTTGCATGTATCCTTGGATGCATCTGCATGTGTATCCCGATGGCCGAGCCACTCCCTGCTGTATGGCTGATCACCAACGTGCACCCTCATGCGGCAACGCCAATCAAAGCAGCTTGAAAGAAATTTGGAACGGCGACCGCATGAAACAGATTAGGGTCAATATGCTGTCTGAGCAAGCTAGCCCCGAGTGTGGTCAATGCTATGAAAAAGAAAAATCAGACTTTTTTAGCGGACGCCGCAGCGCCAACAAGCATCACGGCCACCTGATCAACAGGATCAATGAAACCAAGACCGATGGCTATCTTGAGCGATTTGAGATGGCCTACTGGGATATCAGATTTAGCAATCTTTGTAATCTTCGTTGTAGAAGCTGTGGACACATGTTCAGCAGCCAGTGGTACAACGACCAAGTGGCCCTAGCCGGCGACGATTATGCTCGAACCCATCGTGCGCTGTTTTATGCTGGCCGCCATGCGGGTGATATGTTGGAACAGTTGATAGCACACATAGACCATGTGGAGCAGATCTATTTTGCCGGTGGTGAGCCCTTGATCATGGACGAGCACTATCGCATACTCGACGAGCTAGAACGTCGAGAAATGTGGCACGTGAGATTGATCTATAATAGCAATTTTACCCAGGTCAAATTACGTGATAGGTACGTGTTTGACTACTGGCGTAGGTTCCGCAACGTGGCAGTGGGAGCCAGCCTGGATGCCATGGGCACACGCGCTGAGTACATAAGAAAAGGTACTGTATGGAGCACGGTAGAAGACAATCGCCGGCGCATGCAGGACACCTGTCCCAACGTTGATTTTTATATTTCGCCCACGATCAGTGTGCTCAATGCCTTGCATGTGCCAGACTTCCATCGTGATTGGGTGGATCGGGGGCTTTTGAAACCACAAGATCTCAATGTGAACATGTTGCTCAATCCTGACTATCTAAGATTGGACATAGCGCCACCAAGCTACAAGCACACAGTGGCGGAACGCTTGCGGGACCATCTAGATTGGCTACGTCCCCTAGATGGATTGCATAGAGCCACTGAAGGTTTTGAAAGCGCGATCAATTTCATGATGGCCACTGACAATACTGATCTATTGCCTAAATTTTGGGAAAAAATCAACAAGTTGGATCACATACGCGACGAGCGCCTGGTGGATACTATCCCTGAGCTCAAGGCTCTACAATGAAAACACCCCACGACAAATTCTGTGTGTTGCCCTGGATCAGTTTGGAAGCCAGCCCAATTGGCAGCCTGCGTCCCTGTTGTCTGGCCGAAGAGGAGATTATGGATGATCAAGGCACCAAATTTGATCTCCAGCAGTGCTCGCTCGTAGACGCCCAGAACAGTCAATACATGCGTGATCTGCGGCAGCAGTTTCTGGTGGGCCAACAACCACGCACCTGTCGCAAATGCTGGCAGGAAGAACGTGCTGGCCGTACCAGCAAACGCATGCATACCCTGGATCGCCTCAAACACATGGTTACAGATACCGAGTGGACACAGGATGCCAAACCCTTGATGTTCCTGGATCTCAAACTAGGCAACATCTGCAATCTCAAATGTCGTATCTGCGGATCATGGAGCTCCAGCACTTTCGCTAGCGAAGAACTACAGTATGTGGAGGACAAAAAGGCCAGTTTCCACTACACCATGCTCAAGCGTGGAGCCTGGCCCAGAGAGAACACGCAGTTCTGGGCCCAGATTGATGGAATCTTAGACCAGATCCGTTACATCGAGTTCACCGGCGGCGAGCCCTTTATGATCCAGGAGCACTTTGATCTCCTGCAGGGCATGGTAGATCGTGGCATCGCGCATCAGGTAGAGATACACTACAACACCAACGGCACACAATGGCCCTTGCGAGGTCCGGAAATTTGGCGCCACTTCAAGACAGTAGAAGTGGCATTCAGTATAGATGATCTGACTGCTAGGTTTGAATATCAGCGAACCAACGCATCATGGCCCCAAGTGAATGAAAATCTCAATCGATTCCGTGATCTTAGAGCCGGACATCGCAATATCCAACTACAATGCTGTAGCACGGTCAACGTGTTCAATGTCATGTACCTAGAAGAACTAGCCAACTGGATTGACGAGCAGGCATTTGATTTTGTGTATTGGAACATGATGCATGAGGCCTACTACTTTTCCGTGGCCACCCTGCCCGATGATGCCAAAGTCAAAGCGCAAGATAGACTGCGTCATGCTCAGGTCTCTGCCTGGCACCGTGCGGAATTTGAACGCATCTGCGATTTCATGAGCAAGGGTGCCAGTCTAGATGGTCAAATCTTGCGAATGAAAATACGAGATCTAGATTGGAAGAGGGGCACTGACCTAGCCTTGGATCACCCTGAATTGGCCCAAGCCATAGGTTACTGTTATCATGACTAGGCTGATCTGGATGATGGAGCAGGATAATTGTCCCTCGTGGGTAGGCCAGCACTTTGCACAGCGAGATTGGGCATTGTGGCAACCGGATTGCGTGTACGATGATCGTGAGGTGTTCATACATCACATGTACGGCAGGCACCGTGACAAAATCACAGACCAATTGGCCCGTGGCCACCGGGTGGTATATGACGCTCGCAACGAACATTTCTTGATGCCCGAGCACGTCAAAGTGGTAGAACTGTTTGGGCAGTATCCAGGTCAAGGTGCTGTATTGATATCAGGGCAAACCGCTATGTCTATCCCGGGTATCAAAATCATAGCCTGTCCAATTTGGTATTGGGTCATGGATCAAACCAACTGGCTGGCACAGGGTATGGATCAATGGCGTTTGCAACCACGACCCACGCATGACTTTTGGATGCCCATGGGTCTGGCGCGTACTCATAGGGATCAGCTCTGGTCCAGGATGGAACAAAGAGGCTGTTTGGATAGAGGACTGGTCAGCTATAGGGCTCGAGGTATTTTCTTACCCAACGACATAGTCCAAGACGACTGGCAGAGATATATCAATCCCCAGTGGATTGCCAGTACGCATTTCAGCGTGGTAGTAGAGACTTTTATAGATCTAAGCCAGGACCAAGGTGTGAGCCTGACCTTGGATGATGAACTTTTTATCTGTGAAAAAACCTTCAAACCATTGGCAATGGGTCATCCGTTTGTCATGGTCAGTACCTATCACAATCTGGCCTACGTGCGACATCTGGGCTTTGAAACTTTTGACGAAGTGTTTGATCAAAGTTACGACAATGAACGAGATACCAATCGTAGGATCGAAAAAGCCATCGATGCCATGATGGGATTTGATCCCGCGGCTATCGCTACGCCCGCGGTTCGGGCCAAGCTGGCGCATAATTTTGATAGATTTTGGGATCAAAAACTGGTCCGTGGTCTGTTAGATCAGACCGTGATGGCCCCATTGGAGGAATGGATCGATGCAACCTAATAGCAATCTGTGTATGGCCCCTTGGACCCATACCTATGTCAGCCCTCAGATCGAGCGACGCATGTGCTGCGCCAGCCGGGAACCTGCCCAGAATTTTCGTCAGTATATAGATACCGCTGAAGGGTCGGGCCATTTCCAACCACTGACCTTGCAGCAACATTGGAACGGCGAGCATATGAAATCAGTAAGACGGCGCATGATGGCTGGCGAAACCCTGTCTGAATGCCAGGTCTGCAATCACAAGCTGCTGAATACCAACGTTTACCGAGATTATTTTTGGAATCTGTTCAAACACAAGTACGATGAAATTTGGACTAGCACCGATGCTGATGGTTCGACCACCATGCAGCCAGTAAGCTGGGACTATCGTTTCAGTAATCTTTGCAATTTCAAATGCCGCACCTGCGGTGACATGTTGAGCAGCGCCTGGGAAAGCGAACAGCGGCAGCACAACATGATCGATTGGTCCAATCCCAAAAATTCATGGATGGAACCCCACACTCGACAGCAGATATCCCAGTTCCAGGACCAGCAGATCGAACAGGAGTTTGCTGAGGCGGTGGAGCAACATCGCATCGAGGAGATCTATTGGGTGGGTGGAGAGCCCCTGATGTATGAGCAGCACTGGCGTTATATGAAACGCATTATCCAATTGGCCGATGGCCCCAAACTCTATGCCAGATACAATACCAATCTCAGCAGAGTAGACTACCAGGGCACCAACCTGTTTACCGACATCTTAGCGCATGTGCGTGATTGGCAGATCTGTGCCAGCTTGGACGGTACTGGGTCTACCGGTCAATACATCCGCACAGGATTGGACTATGATCAATGGTTGCGTAACTTTGAACAGGGCAGGAAGCTACAGACCAACCCAAGACAGATGCGCATAGATTTTACACTGACATTACCGGGATTGACCGAGGTAATGGCCATGGAGGATCTGGCCAGCCAGCTGCAGGTCGATCTACTGGTCAAGACCATTTTCAGTTTCAGCCCCGAGATCATAATGAGTCCGCTGGCCTTGCCGCGTCATCTGCTGGAACGTACCATTCGCCCCCTGGTGTTTTTGACCAGCGGGGCCATGCAAGACGTGCTGGTCCAACTGCTCAATCGTCCCACGTTTGAAGAGCAGTGGCCCGACCAATGGCAAACGGCCTTGGCCGCGGGCAAAAGACGTATTCTCCGGCTGGAACAGATCAGGGGCGATACATACACTATGGACTCTATCCTTTCCAAGGAACCTTTGTTATATGGCTGGTGGAAAAACATTAGAACAGATTGAGATCACGCTGAGAGACATTGGCAACGGAGATAAGTTGCGTGTCTACATAGACGTACTAGATAACAGTCTGGCACCTCGTTGGTTGCATGCCCTAGAACATCTACTGGCACAGGACTATCATCTAGAAAAAAACTACTGTTTCATGGGCTGGCCTCAGAGCCAGCGAGACGGTCAGTTTATCCTGCACAAAGTCAATGAGACCATACAGGCTATCAATGCCAGTGATGTGGGCTACAAGATCCATGACCATTTCAGCATGGTCAACTGCATGGAGCAGGGACCAGTGGGTGATGG